ACTAACATTAAAGATAGTAAAAATATTCCTATGTATTTAAACATTACGAGTTATCCTCTTTAGGCATTGTAAATGTTGTTACGGTTCCGTCTGATTCTGTAACGGTTACAACAACATTACCTGTACCTGATGGTGTAGTCCAAGTGACTACTTCTCCACCAATAGGTGATGTAAATGTACCAGAGTCTTGTTGTAGACCATCTGTACCAAATACATTGTCTGTAATTTGTTTTGCAAGAGCAGTATAAAATCTTGCCTCTACATTTGCTTTAAATTTAGCAATTGCTGTATTCTTTGCTTCTGATTCTGCCTTTTCTTTTTCTGCTTTTTCAGCAGCCTTGATTGCGTCTTTTCTAGTCTTTTCTATATTTTCAATTGTAAGATAGTGTGATGATTTTCCATTACCTGAAAACGAAGGACTACCAAATTTAAATGTCAATTCGGATGCACTTACGCTAGAACATAGACAAAATACTGATAATACTGTTAATAATTTTTTCATTTTCTCTCCAATTACACTAATATTTATAATAATCTGTTTGAGAAGACCAAAAAAAAGGGGTGCCTAAGCACCCCTTATAATTACATTATATTAAATTATTATTATTTTTTAGTGTATATTGAGTATAGTACCCAAACAGCAACTAAACCAACTAAACCTTGAGCAGAAAATCCTGCAATAATTGATTGTACATTGCCTATCACGCTAATGTCAGGCCAAAAAGGTACATTTTGTCCGCTAAATAAAACTTCTAAAACAATACCTAATGCAATAAGAGAAACACCTACATCTGCTAAAGCACTTGACCAGTCTTTTATTTTATTAATAATTTCCATATAATCTCCTTTATATGATTTGATATCTCAAAACTTCTTTCATAATGTCGCACTTGTATTTATAATATAGAGAGGTAGGGTATTGCACCCTACCCCATAAGAAACAGGTGGAGAGATTAATTGTCTTCTTCAGCCAATTTACTAAAATAAGATAATGTTTCATCACTATCCTCATCAGCAACTTTTGAAGTTGACGCATTATCAACTGTTTCTGTTTGCACTGGTGCCACGTTTGTCACAGGTGGGATCGCAACATCTTCGGCTGTGCCAGTACTTCTTGAACCTGTCAAAACTTTATCTAGTTTCGCTTTTAACTCATCATAAGATTTAAAGTTATCAGGAGCAAGAAATGGTTTTAGAGCGTGTTGTTTGCCCCAAATTTGCTCAATAGCCTCGTCATTGTCTTTTATAGCAGACGGACTATCAAATTCTGATTTATCATAATTCCAGTAACCATCAACTTTTCTAATTTTTAGTTTAAAGTTTGCACCTTCCCAGAAATCAAATGGGTTGATAGGTTTCTCATCTTCAAATTCAGGTTTCATTGCTTCAGTAATCTTATCAAATATCTTTTTACCAAACTTGAAAAGTTTTACTTGACCTTCGTTTTCAGGATGTTTAGAATCATTGATGATTAAGATATTAGCAATGTAAGATAATTTTCTTTTTCTCTTTCTTGCAATCTCTTTATCTGCTTCAACACCAGAGTTCCATAGTAAACTATTTGATTCACTTACTGGATCTTTTTTGTTTAGTGTTGTTAAACTATTTTCAATGTACCAACCACCAGGTCCTTGAAAAGCATGAGACCATAGTCTTGCCCAAGGTAAGTCTTCACCTTTTACAGCAGGCAAAAATCTGAAAACAGCGTAACCGTTACCTGATTTATCTAATTCAGGTTTCCAGAATCTGTCATCGGAGTATGATTGTTTTTGTTTTTGTGGTTCAGCAACTTTATTAAGTTCGCTGACTAGAGTATCTAGGTTTGATTTTGACCTTTTTAAGGCCGCTATACTTGTATTCATATGTTCCTTTGTATGTTAATTGTATATTGTTGTATCTGTATATTTCGTATGTTATTATTTATAAGACTACTCTTTAACAAACCAAGATTTAATTTGTGTAAAAGTTCTAGCAAATTGATCTTTACCTTCTGCCCAACTTTTCTTTTGATACTCAATTATATCTTGTTTTTCATTAGCAATATGATTAACAAATTTATTTTTTTGTTCTACTAAACCATTGCCAAATTCAGTTAAAGTATATGTCTTTTCATTAGTATTTCCCACCGAAGTAGTAAAGCATAATACTAAAAATGCTATTATTATTTTTTTCATAGTATTATTATATCACTTTGACGATCTATTGTCAAGCATATCTAACTTTGATTTTAATGCCGATACTTCGGCTTCTAAATCATCAATTCTTCTTGTTAAATCTAAAGGTCCTCTATCTTCAGCAATTATTGATACTTCTTTTTGACCAATAATTTGACTAGTTGCTTCGACTATTGTTTTTCTTGTTGCCATTATATATCCGTTCTTACTATATGTTTTCTTAATTCTTTTACAAAAAACTCTATCTTATCAATATGAGCAATCATATCTTTATCTGTAATATACTTTGATCTCTCTTTTAACTTATCATATTCTTTGATACTTATTTGAACCATAGGACTGTAATCTCTTTTACCTTCGTTCTCATAAGTTTTATCATGTTCGTTAGTTGTTTCTGTTGGTATACCCATTTCACCATCTAACGCTTTTTGTTTTTCATCATCACTCATCTTCTTTCTCCATTATTACTTTTTTTATTGGCGCTGTCACAAGATCACCAGGTTTAAGTTGTAGTGGTCCAAATGTTGCCATTGTTTCACCAAAGCAACCTGATAAAAATACTGACAATAAAATTATTAAAATAATTCTCATTATCTTCTTGCTTCTCTAGCCGCTTTTGCTGCTAATCGTTTTTGTTCTAATATTATTGATTGTCTAATTTTTCTACCCATAGGTATATTAACCGATGTTTCAATTAACTTACCTTTTTTAGTAGTGTACTCAACACCAATAATTTTATCTTTGTAATCACCTTGAACAGACATGACGGCCTTCTTTAAACTCATTGCTTCTTTTTCTTTTTCATCACCTGCTTCATTCCAAAATTTAAATATTCTCATTTTAGGCATTTTCTTTTGTGTCCTTCATTTGTATATTTCTTGCTGTTTCTACTACAGCAGGTTTGTATAAATTAGCATTGTATGACATTGTTCTTCTTATTTCATCTGTACCATGAAAAGGATAAACACCATGCAACATAGTATAAGGAAATACATAAAGTTGTCCTACTTTACCATTAACTCTATTTTGTGATATAGATAGAGGTTCTTGATTACCACCAACAAATTCTAGGTGACCATTTGTAGGTTGATCTTCTCTTGAAATTTCTTTGCCATATGATTTAGGTACTTTTAAAAATAATACAGAGGACAATCCTAAATCGCAAGTAGGACTTTGATGAAAATGAAAAGGATTAAATTCACCTGCTTTCATATCATTTATCCAAGCAGTTTCTAACGATACATGCCAATAAGGTTTTTGTATTGTTTGTAAGTATGTTCTAAAACAAGATTGAAAAAGTCCTTTAGTATCTTGACTTAATATATCTGTCACTTTAAATTCATCTTTAATTTGACCTGCAAGGTTTAAATTATGTGCTGGTAAAGTGCCTATAGCATTATCATAATCATTATTAATTTCATCAATTACAAATTCAGGTATTGTAAATCTACAAATAATTGTACCTAAAGTAAACGATTCCATTTTTACTTCATTTACTTTTTTATCCTTCTCCATATCTTCAATCTTCATTACATTTCCTTTATTTTCTTTTTTAGTGTCATCTTATATTTTGTCATATTATATTTTAAAAATGGTTTATATCTTATCATTCTATCGTATAACTTTGGCCATAATACTTTTTCGCTTATAGTCTTATTTAATCTTTTTGAAAACTTTAAAATGTCATCTAATATTAAAAGTGTTTCAAAGTTTATCTTTTTAGATAAAACAAATTTAAGTATTGGTGGATGTTGACCTTCTTTAGAAGTAAATATGTCATCAAAACTTAATTTCTTTGTTATCATACTTAATATATATTCAATATCTTGTTCATAATAATAATGTAGTGCCTCTATTTTTCTTGACCATACTTTATAATTCTCATCACCTGCTCTACCAATAATATCCCCAATCCAAAGATTAGTATTGGAAACAAAATTACTGATAAAATAATTAACGATATCAGTATCGCTATAAGTTCGAGAAAGTTTGTGAAAAAAATACCTATCCCGTCTTTTAGTAAATGTAACCAACCTTGCTGTTGTTTTGCCAGCGTGTCGGTGATAGTCATAACTCTGGTTTTTACTTGTAAAGTGAAGTTTGATAGCCAGGTATATTTTATAAACTTCAAATCCATTCACTTAAATATCGTTGCCTTGATTATTATTTGATGTAGATTGTAAATACTTCAATACATTTTCTGGTGAAGACATTCCGTAAGGGTCTTCTGGTGTATCATCTGTCTTAC